TCATCAGCTTCACAATATTCGGTAACAGGAGCTGGTGTTTCAGGTGGTGGATCAATTACATTAGGAGGCGGGGCAACTACTGATGATAAGATCACAATCTATAGAGATATGGATATTGCGAGATCTACGGATTTCCCAACATCTGGAGCTTTTCAAATCGATTCTTTAAATGAAGAATTAGATAAATTAACTGCTATGGTACAGCAGGTAGAAAACGATACTAAATATTCTCCTAAATTTTCTCAAACAACTACAACAGGATTTGATTTAACTTTTCCTGATCTAGTAGCTAATAAAGTTTTAGCAACTAACTCAGCAGGTACAGCTCTTACAATGGAACAAGAGCTTGGTACATTCCAAGGCAATTGGGCAGCTTCAACTGCTTATAGTATTAGAGATTTAGTTAAAGACACTTCAAATAATAATATTTATTTATGTAAAACAGCACACACATCTACAGGTTCACAACCAATATCATCAAATACAGATGTAGCTAAATGGGATTTAATTGTAGATGCAGCAGCAGCTACGACTTCAGCAACGAATGCAGCAAGTTCTGCAACAGCGGCAGCAAGTTCTGCTTCATCAGCATCTACATCTGCATCAACTGCAACTTCACAAGCAAGTACTGCAACAACTAAAGCATCTGAAGCAGCCAGTTCAGCAACTTCAGCATCTGCATCTGCAAGTGCAGCCGCAGCTTCAGCTTCAGCAGCAGCAACTTCAGCAGATAATTTTGATGATATTTATTTAGGAGCTAAAAGTTCTCCTCCCTCATTGGACAATGACGGGGATGCACTTACAACAGGCGACCTTTACTTTAATTCAACTAGTGGAACATTAAATGTATTTAATGGATCTACTTGGGTACAAATTACTGTTGATACTGATGTAAAAACAGGGGTTAGTTCAAATGACACTACTGCTGGTTATTTGAATGGTAAATTAGTAGCAGGAGAAGCCGTTACCTTAACAGAAAATTCTGATGGTGGTAACGAAACATTAACTGTAGCAGCGGTAGATCCAACACCTCTAGCGATTGCTCTAGGATAATTAGGAGTAAATATGGCAAATACTTTTAAAGTTGTAACAAATGATGCGATGCCCGCAAGTGCAGGTACACCGTTAGCATTATACACAGTACCAAGCTCAACTACTACAGTTGTTCTTGGATTAATACTTTGTAATGTTCATACTACGGCAGTGACTGCAAGTGTTAAATTAACTTCCAGTACAGCAGGTAATAATCCAAATTCTAATGCTGATGTAATGTTAGCAAAAGATGTTGATATTCCTGCAGGTAGTTCACTTGAACTTTTAAGTGGATCAAAGTTAATTATGCAAACTACAGACGATATATTAATTGATTGTAGTGTGTCAGCAAAACTTGATGCATCTTTATCCATAATGGAAATAACATAATAGGAGAGTAAATTGGGATATATAGGAAAACAACCAGCTAAAGTACCTTTAACATCAAGCGATATTACAGATAATATTATTACATCTGCAAAAATTGCTAATGGTGCTATAACAGGTGATGATATTAGTTCTACATTTAATATTAGTTCTAAAACTGTTACTTTACCTTCGGCTAGTGTTACAGCACACGCAACAGATTTTGATGATAATAAAATAGTAAATGATTTATCTACTTTAGGATTAAGAGTACACTCTCAAGAAAATCTTACAGCTTCCAACTCAAACTCAGCTAGTTTTGAAGTGTTACAAGATAGTTCTAAAATAGAAAATTTAACAAATGTTTCAAGACATGCAGATGAATATGTTGCTTCTGTAATTGCTCTTGATGGGTCTTATGAAACAGGCGACAGAACAAGTTCGTATGGTACGATTGACGCAACTGTATCAATGGGAGCTGGTTCTAATTCTAATATGATTGATGGCGGAACAACAATGAACAATTCGGATAGTGTACAATTTAGCACCGAAGCAGCGAGTGGTCTTAAAATATGGATTGATTTAGGTTCAGGAAATTCTAAAATATGGACAGGGGCTAAGTGGACACATGAAGCTAATTCGTTAACTCATGGAACTTGGAAATATCAAGGTTCTAATAATAATACTGACTGGACAGATTTGAGTTCAAATTTTATATTAAATAATAATACAACGACTACTGAAACAACTTGGAGCAATACGACTGCATACAGATATATTCGTATGTTAGGCGTTAGTGGAAATATTGCAGGATCTCCTTGGATGCAAGAATGGGAATTAAGAGTAGGTTCTTTAACTGCTAGTGCGACAGGATCGTTTGAGGGAACTGCTATCACTGCTTCTGCATCAACTTCATCAATGGGTGCAGTAATTACTTATCAAGACCACGCAGGAACTAACGCATTAAATACAGATATTATTTTAAAATTATCAGCAGACAATGGTTCAAACTATTCGACTGCTACTCTTACAGCTTTACCTAATTTTGCTACTGGAATTAAAATGGCGAAAGTCAATGACCTTTCAGTGACTGCAGGTACACAATTAAAATATAAAATAGAATTTGCAAATCAATCAGCAGGTTCTAAAGAAGCAAGAATAAGAGGAGTATCATTACAATATTAATATGGCTTTAACAAAATTAAATAAACTTTCTTTTCCAACAACTTTAGATTTATCGGCAAAGACTTTAACATTACCTGCGGCATCAGTCACAGCACACGCTACAGATTATGATGATAATAAAATTCAAACTAATTTAGCTTTAGTTGCTTTTAAAGCAGCAGTAAATGGTTCTTTAGCTAAATATGATTTACAAGATAGTGTCATAGATGAATTTGCAGATCTTTCAGGAATTGATGCTTCAGCTTCTACAAATGAAAGTTTCTCTAACTCAAATCTATCAGGAACATTATATAGCGGAACTGCAACAGAGATTGGACACGCAACAGGCACAGCTCTTGGAAATATGACGGCACAAAGTGGGATTGCGTCAGCTTTTAACGGAACTACATCTGCTGGATATGCTTCTTCCGCTTATTATAACAGTTCAGGTAGCAATGCAGACCCAAGTTATATAGGTAAAAGTTGGGGAGAAGCAAAAGTTATAGATAAATTTAGATGGTACGGTTCAAATGACGATAGTTTTCAAACAAGTGGTCATAACAGTACAATGACAGTAAAATTATTTGGTAGTAATTCAAATGATTTTGCAAATGCAACACAGTTAGGTTCAGACCAAACAATTGGAAATGCAAGAGCAATGAACGATTATATGACTTCAGCAACAGGTATGTCAACAACTCCTTATTCACATCATTGGTTAGCTGGTTATACTGCTAACGGAGCTGGTCATATTTGTACTGAAGCAGTATTTTGGGAACTTCCTAAAACAGTTCAAAATTTAACTGCAATATCAAATGCAACAACAGCTTCTTCTCAACCATCAAAAGTAGATTTTATTATGCTGTTAAATGATGGAGTTGGAACTGCAACGATTAATACAGATCTTAAAGCATATGTTTCAAGAGATGGTGGAAGTACATACACACAAGTTACTTTAGTTAACGAAGGAACTTATGCAACAAACACAAAAATTTTAGCGGCACACGATGTTGATATATCCTCTCAACCAAGTGGAACATCTATGAAATACAAAATAGAAACTTTAAATCAATCAAGCGGATCAAAGGAAACTAATATTGGTGCAGTTAGTTTCGGGTGGAAATAATATGACAAGATATATAGAAAAACAAGGAGTTAATTACTAATGGCGTATATAGGAAGAGTTCCTCAAGTAGGAAATTATTTTACACTAGATGCAATAACAACATCATCTACAACTACCTTTAATTTATTAAAAGATGGTGTAGCTTATGTACCAGAAACGGCATATCATTTAATTGTATCTTTAAATGGAGTTATACAAGCTCCAATAACTGCATACACAGTTTCAGGAAGTACAATTATTTTCGCAAGTTCATTGTCTAGTACAGATTCTATAGATTTTATAACAGTATTAGGAGATGTATTATCAGTTGGTACTCCTTCTGATGGAACAGTTACAAATGCAAAAATTGTTGATATGGCAGCAACAAAATTAACAGGTACTATAGCAGATGCTCGAATATCTGCTTCATCAGTTACACAACACGTTTCTGATTATATTGCTTGGCAATCTGTACAAACATCAAACTTTACTGCTGTTGCTGGTAGAGGTTATCCTATTAACACAACAGGAGGAGCAATAACAATGACACTTCCTGGAACAGCAAGTGTTGGTGATACAATTAAAGTTCTTGATTATGCTAGAAAATGGGGAACAAATAAATTAACAATAAATCCAAATTCATTAAAATTTCAAGGTAATACATCACCTAATCCTGAATATAATACTGATGGTCAAGCAGTTACTTTAACTTATATAGATACTACACAAGGTTGGATCCCAACAGTAGATGACGATGTAACTTTAGAAACACCTCAAACTGTTACTTGCGATTTTTTAGTTTTAGCTGGAGGTGGATCAGGTGCAGAAGATTTATCTGGAGGCGGAGGAGCTGGTGGATTGCGTTCTTCAGTATCTGCAACAGGCGGAGGTGGTTCGACAGAAACAGCTTTACAATTATACCCTTCAACAGTTTACACAATAACAGTAGGTGCTGGATACGTAGCTTCAGACAATGATTCTGGTTCAGGTGCAAATAGTTCTATTGTAGGTTCAGACATAACTGACATTGTTTCAATTGGTGGCGGTGAAGCTGGTGGACATACAGGGTATGGTGCAACTTCAGATTCGGGACAAGCTGGAGGTTGTGGCGGAGGTTCAAGAGGAAATAACGATGGAGGTGCTGGAACTGCAAATCAAGGATTCGCTGGAGGCAGAGGAATGGGAAATGCTGGAAGCGGAGGCGGGGGAACTGCCGCTGTCGGTGCTGATGCCGCTAGTGATGTTGGAGGAAATGGAGGAGCAGGAGCTTCAAATTCAATAACAGGGTCTGCTATTAATTATGGTGGCGGAGGCGGAGGCGGAACTACAAATGGCAATACTATCGGTACAGGAGGTACTGGTGGAGGTGGAAATGGTTCAAACACGCAACACGCAAAAGGAACTGACGGCTCTGCAAATTTAGGCGGAGGCGGTGGAGGTGGAGGAAACTCTACCAACACAAATATTGCCTCTGGAGGTTCAGGAGTAGTAATACTTCGAATAGCAACTGCAAGTTATTCAGGAACAACATCAGGGAGTCCAACAGTTACAACTGATGGAGATTATAAAGTTATTAAATATACAGGGTCAGGGAGTTACACAGCATAATGGCACATTTTGCAAAAATAGGTAAAGGAAATATTGTTCAACAAGTTGTCGTAGTTGCAAATGCAGTTTTGAAAGACAAAGACAATAAAGAACAAGAAAGTTTAGGTGTTAAATTTTTACAAGAACTTTATGGAAGTCGAGATGTTTGGAAACAAACTTCTTATAATACTAGAGGAGGTGAACACCAATTAGGAGGAACACCTTTTAGAAAAAATTTTGGATCTATTGGTTATCAATACGATGAAGATAAAGATGCTTTTATTCCACCACAAAAATATAAATCATGGACATTAGATGAAATAAGTTATACATGGAAACCTCCTGTTGCACACCCTCTTGATGGAAAAACTTATACTTGGAATGAAGAAACTTTAAGTTGGGATGAAGCATAAAAATGATCAAGTTTGTTCTTGTTCTCCAGATATGTTCTGGAGTAATGCAGACTTGTTTAGCTCCTACAAAACTAGATAACACACTATATGACTCTTGGCAGGAATGTGGTATCCAAGGTTATAAAAGTGCGTTGGAAATGATTAAACAAGATTCTATTAATACGAATAAGCTCAAGACATATATTCGATTTGAATGTAACGAAGTTGTAGTTAGAAATACATAACTACTTATGTTTAAAGGACATAGAATTGTTGTAATAGGTGATACTCACGATTCACCAAAGATTCCTCAAGATAGATTTAAATGGATAGGTAAATTTATAAAACAATCTAATCCTGACTACATAATTCAAATAGGTGATTGGGCCTCTTATGATAGTCTAAGTTATTTTCAAAAAAATTCTACACAAGCTGGTAAATTAAAAGATGCTTATATGGTTGATATAGAATCTATGCGTAGATCTATGGATATATTAGATAAGCATATAGATAATGATTTAATTCCTAGACATTGTACATTCGGTAACCACGAACAAAGAGTTTATAAGTTTGAAGAAAATATTCCTGAAATTGCAGGTATGATGAAAAAAGAGCTTCATAATTCCTACAAAGATCGAAACTGGAAATTTTCTCCGTACGGGGCTTTTATTAAGGTGGCGGGGGTATCTTTCACTCATTGTCCATTAAATATTATGGGTAAAGAATATGGAGGGAAAAACTGTGAGATACAAATAGCTAATGATGCAACAAATGACATTGTATTCGGTCACACACATAAATACAGAGATTGGAAGGCTCCTAAAATAGGAGATAGAAATTTTGTACGAATAGTTAATGTCGGATGTGCGTTGCCATTTGGGCATGTTGAGGAGTATGCAAAGTTAAACTTAACTGGTTGGAGTTGGGGAATAGTTGAATTGGGTATTTGGGATAACCATATCCAAGAATCTCAATTCGTATCAATGGACAGATTGGAGAAACAATATGGATAAGATAAAACAAATTTGGAAAAGAATTAAAGTAGAAATCAATCTATGGAAAACAAAATTTATAGATTGTATTGATAAATATTTATATAAATAATTATGATACAAAGAGAAAAAACTGACTCTATTGTAGTACATTGTTCGCAAACACCAAAGTCTATGGATATTGGTGTAGATAAAATTGCTGAATGGCACATTCAACATAATGGGTGGGAAGATGTAGGTTACCACTGGATTATTAAAAGAGATGGAACAATTGAATCTGCAAGACCTGAAGATATGCAGGGAGCTCACGCACCTGCTGCTAATCACAGATCTATTGCAATTTGTTTAATTGGTGGATCACAAGATGATGGTAAAGGTTGGGAAAATAATTTTACTGATGAACAGTTTGAGTCTTTAAAAAATAAAATAACAGACATTCAAGATAGATATGAAATTACTCATATCATTGGTCATAGAGATGTAGATGACAGAAAAGAATGTCCTGCATTTGATGTAGGGGAATGGGCAAAAGATAATGGCTTGGTTTAGTTTAGCAAAAATAGCATTACAAGCTGGTAGCAAAATTTATGCTAACCGTCAAAAAACAAAAATGGCTATGTCAGATGCACAATTAATGCATGCAGAAAAGATGGCTCGAGGTGAGGAGGCTTACCAGGGCAAACTTTTAGAAGCAAGACAATCGGACTGGAAAGACGAATTTGTATTGATCATATTATCAGCTCCGATAATTGTACTTGCTTGGGCGGTCATAAGTGACGATCCGGAAGCAATGGATAAAGTTAAATTATTCTTTGAATATTTTTCAACATTGCCATCTTGGTTCACTAATCTTTGGATCTTAGTTGTAGCTTCAATATTCGGTATCAAAGGTACACAGATCTTTAGGAACGGTAAAAAGTAATGCCTAGAAAACCTATTCAAGTATCTTCTGAATCAGGTGTAGCTATGCCAATTAAAAACTTAGTTAGTATAATTGGAGCTGTTGCAGTTGGTGTATGGGCATACTTTGGAATAATTGAAAGAATTAATCAATTAGAAACTCAAAATCAATTAATGACCAAAGATTTAGAAGGTGCTGTAGAGTTTTCTATAAAATGGCCCAGAGGTGAATTAGGTACTTTACCTGCTGACTCTGAACAATTTTTATTAATCGAAGATGCAATTAAGGATATTGAAAAGATACAAGAACAAATGGAATCAATGATGCATAATAAAGTGAATATCGAAAGACTACAAAAAGATGTAGAAAAACTTTTAAGCGACATTGAAAAATTAAAAGATAAACAACGGGAGTTTGCAAATGGGAACGGTCACTAGTGGTGTAATTGCTTTGTGTATGTTTTATCAAGGTGGAATTATAGAACATACTTATGTTAAAGATCAAAAGATGAGTACTTGTCTTAAGATGAAAAGAACAGTAGAGAGATCTGTTAATCCACAAAATGTAAGAATGGCTTGTGGTAAGGTTGATGTTGTACTTGAGGAGTTTATGGGTGAAACAAAAATCGTTAAAATCATCAAAGAGAAGTATTAAACAATGGCTAGATGATCTAGCTAATAACACTCCCAATTCTGGAATGTTTGATCCAGGGGATTTTAAACAGGACTTAAAACATCATGAAAAAATCTTGGACAAGAAAAAAAACAATAGTAATCGTTTGCGGAAAATGCCATGAATGTGGCAAAGAATTATTGTCTAATGAGGGAGGTTGGATAGTAAATGGTGAAGGTCGCAAATTTCATGAAGATCATAAAGGAAATAGCTGTTTCGACAAATATATAGCTCGTAGAAGGCTCTAAGAAGCTCCAGAATTGCGATTATAGGGTCTATGCATACCTTCATACCCCTTAAATCTAATGGCTCTGTATGAGCTTCTAATTGAGTTTCTTGCCTGATTCAATGAAATCCTCTGATTCCATTTGAGCTAATGCTGATTTAAGTAATAGAATAGAGAATTTCTTGGATTTGTATATATCGGCAATGTTCATAACACTTGAAATTAGAGCTACTTGTATTTGATCAATGTTAGTTCCTTTGAATACTTCAATAGCAACTTGTTGCATTACCTCATCAGTACTGCGAACGCATTTATCAATATCTAGATCTCTCCTTTTTAAGATATCTTTTAAATCCATTCGGTAACAATATCTAACATATTTTTTAAAAAAAACTCACTTAATATGTGAGTGTATAAAGAGGGGTTTGTACTGTAAGCCAACAGTTGTATTAATAGGTAAGGAGGCAAGATGACTTTGTGGATGTTTAAGAGAGTTTTAACTCACCACAAAACACTTTGTCATTAAGCTAACACCTACTAATACTAAACCCCTCCCGAAGTTGTAAAAGATTCCACAAAATGTAGAACCGTTACAATTAAGGATATTTTTTTCCTTGGGAAATCCCTAGGAGTTAGGTAATCCATTTAAACCTATCTGATGGCTTTGTTTATATGGTGTCAATTCACCAACCAGGAATAAATTTAATGCCTTTCCTGGGTCACACTTAAGTGGTTCTAGGAGGTCAACCATCAAATACTAGAATTGATTATCAAAATTAGTATCAGTTTCTTCTGAATCTTTTACTGCTTTTGCAGCAGCTTTAGAAGCACCTACTAATCTTATAACACCTGAAAATCTAGGAACTAAAACTTCAGTTACATATCTTTGATTCCCTTTAGAATCTTTATATGATCTGTTTTCCAGTTCACCTTCAACATAAAGTTGAGTTCCAGATCTAGCATAATTTTCTACATTAGTTGCTAAATTAGGATCAAACACTTTAACTTTATGCCAAGTTGTTTGTTCTTGTTTTTCGCCTTGTTTATTCTTCCACGACTTGTTTGTCGCTAAAGATAAATTTGCGAATTTAGATCCTTGAGATGTAGTATTAATCTCTGGATCTGCTCCTAGTCTTCCTACTAGGATAACTTTATTTATCATTTTTCTCCTTATTGTTTTTATTTATTTGAACTACTTTGGCTTTGATACCTTCATCTTTAGTAGCTTTGCCATTGAATTTTTCTTTCATTGTTGCAACATATTTGTTGTTATCAAACAATCCAAGAAATACATCAGCACTTACTCCTAGATGACTAAATGCTTTTGTCATAGCATCTGTCAAAGCCTTTTTAGGAGCTTCATCATCAAGTGCACCTGCTTTCTTATATAAAGCACATACAGAACTAACTGGGCCAAATCTGTACCAGATGTCATCTATGCAATATACAATTTTAACTTCAGCAAATACATTTGCGTCAGTATAATGATATTTTACATCATAGCTCCAACCTTTTCCAACAGGGCCAAATACTCTAGTCATACACATAACTTGATACATTGGATCTATTGTTGTTAGAGTCTTACCAAACTTTGGGAATGGTTTCGTATATCTAGGGTCAGTATGTTTAAACTTATCCCATAGAATTGTATTATTATTTTCATCAATTTTCATTTTAAGTTCCTTTCTCTATATATTGATCATTGATATGTTTTCTACTTACTACATAAACATAAGCATTTCTTTGACTAGAATTTTTTCTAGTTTCTTTTCTTTCTATCTTCTCTTGTTTATATAGTTCAGTAACTCTTGGTCTAACTGTAAAACTACTTAAGTTTAATAACTCTGCAATTTCATCAGCTGTTGCACCAAAATTACCTTTTTGAACTATAACATTAAAGACTTTATCTCTAATGGTTTTACTTCCAGCTGCTATTAACTCGGCAGCCTCTACAGAAGTTTCTCCTTCCCTATCTTTATATCCTGGATAATAGGGGTATGAGGACTTTGTCTTTTCCATTTAGGTCTTCTCCTACTTGTTTAAAGGTATCCCAACTGACATTATCAGGTGGTGCTTTTTTATTTTTTACAAAATACCAAAATAATACTTCTGCTGCTAACAGTTTTAATTGAAACTTTTTATTAGCTTCAACTTCTACTATTTCGTATTTCATATTACCGAAAAATATTGACATATATGCTTTATTAAAACCACTCACCATTAAATAATGTTGTATCTGTGCTATATATTTATCTAAACATTTTTGTGGATTACTAAATGCATTTGTATGTTTGCATTCTAATAATCCATCTTCAATTAAAGCTGTATCATTAAATCCTACAAATACTTCTTTTGGTGTAGTAACTACGCCATCTATATGTGCATATATATAATCATATTTAGGATGTACTAAATATTCTTGTTGTCTAGTAACTACATTACCAGTTTGTTTTTGATACCAACTAATATTAAATGGTTCGGTGTGTACTCCCATTTGTACAGGTAATACATCTGATAAATCAACAGGTGGAGTTTCACCTACTTTTTCACTCCATAATTGATACCAATCACCTTCGTATAATCTAGTAGCATCACTGCCACCTATTCCTTTAGTTCTATCAAACTCTTTTTTCATAAAATTATTGCTCCTATAATAAAACCAGAAATAAAAATTATTATTTCTCGTCTATACATTAGTTGCCATAACATAAACTTATCTATTATTTTAT